ATATACTTATCCATATGACTATTGAAGAATTGAATTTGTTTTTGGAAAAAAATCGTGAAAATTATTCTATTCAACTTAAAAGAATGCATCCAGATTTTTATCGTGACATCGATGGTATGTATGATTTTGAATCATTTGGCCAAAAGCTTTATCATTTTTTGAATGGGGAAAATGTTGGTCGATGTGAGTCGTGTGGGAAAAAATGTAAATTTGATGGAATTTACAAGGGTTACAGAAATCGGTGTTCTTATAAATGTGTGGGTGACTCTAAACATAAAAACAGTCACGAGACTCGAAATTGTGTTGTGTGTAATAAGGAGTTTGATGTTTATAAGAAAAGGAAAAAGATTACATGTTCTAAGGGTTGTTTATTAACATTGAATTCTAGTAAAGATGTAAATGAAAAAAGAATGAATACATTGAGAAATACAATGTTAAAAAAATATGGAGTTGATCATGCTTCCAAACTGTCAGATTTTGTTTTTAAATCCAAGAAAACCAAACTTGAGAAGTATGGAGATGAGAATTATGTAAATATAAATAAGGTTAAAAATACAAAGATTGATAAATATGGCGATGAAAATTATGTGAATATAGATAAAGTTAAAAAGACTAAACTAGAAAAGTATGGCGATGAGAATTATAATAATAGACCCAAAGCTCGGACCACTTTAATTGATAAATATGGATTGCCCTATTCTCCAAATGTTTCGATTTCTACAAAGAAGAATTTGAAATCTGGAAAAATAGGATTTGGAACGGATGGGTTTTTAAAAACCATGCGAGATAGATATGGAGTTGAAAATGCGATGAAGAATTCGGATGTTTCTCGTCGTTCTAAAAATGAAAAAAATAAAAAATATTTAGAGAGGTTATTTAAAAAGATAGAAGATAAGTTCGTTCCGATGTTTTCGGAATCAGAGTATTTGGGAAATAAAGTTGGCGGAGTAGGAATTCCTTATAAGTTTAAATGTAAAAAATGTAATGATGTATTTAGTGACATTATATCAAATGGAAAAGATCCGAGATGTTTATCGTGCGAACCGTATCCAACGAAAAGTGGAATTCAGTTAGAGTTGGTAGATTTTATTAAATCTAAATTAGGAAATGAGTGTTTAATTGTTAAGGATGACAGAACTGTAATAAATCCACTTGAGTTGGATGTTTACATTCCAGAGAAGAAATTGGCAATAGAACTTGATGGAATTTATTGGCATGGAGAGTCTTGTGGTAAAGATAAAAATTATCATCTGAACAAGACTGAAAAATGTGAGGTAGCCGGCGTGAGACTAATCCATATATTTGAAAATGAGTGGATGAATAACCAAGATATTGTTAAACGTAGGTTGACTCATATTTTAGGGTTAAATAACGCAGAAAAAATCTATGCTAGAGATTGCGAGGTTCGTGTTGTCGGCTCAAATATCGCTTCTCGTTTTTTAACATTAAATCATTTGCAGGGGCCTGATAAATCCTCAATTAAATTAGGATTATTCTATAATGATAAACTTGTATCAGTAATGACCTTTGGTAATAAACGTGTCGCTTTAGGAAATTCCACTAATACCGCAGATGATGAATATGAACTGTATCGATTTTGTATGTCTCAGACCGTGATTGGTGCGGCTGGAAGGATGTTTTCATATTTTGTTAAAAATTATAATCCTGAATCCGTAATAAGCTATGCGGATAGGCGATATAGTAAATCAGGAGAAGCGTTTTATAAAAAATTGGGGTTTGATTTGTCAAGTATAACGTCTCCTAACTATTGGTATTTCTATAAAAGCAATGCGTTAAAATTGTATCACAGATTTAATTTTAGAAAAAATGTTCTAAAAGATAAGCTTAAAATTTTCGATGAAAGCTTAAGCGAATGGGAAAACATGAAAAACAACGGATATGATAGAATTTGGGATTGTGGACATTTAAAATACGAGTGGAAAAAATAATTATTAAAAAAAAAATAAATTATTTATTATATTTTGATATTTATAGTATATGAAAATCGATGCTAAGATTTTCGTTGAATACGACGATAACAACATTGATCATGTATTAGCCGGTCCTGAATACGGTCAACCCTGGAGTGACGGTTGGAACGGAGAGAATTCGATCGAACAACTCTTACAGAAAAAATACATCTTTAACAATTTTGATATTTTATTTTCCTTAAGTACTTAATTTTAATTATATTGTACTTGTTTTACTTATTTTAGTTATTGTGCTTGTTTTGCTTGCAACAGCATGTTGTACATATAGTTTTTTATAAAACAAAGTCAACTATTTATATTTTAAATGGATATTTATTATACAACGATATGACTGATATTGAAATAATATACCTTGATATGGATGGCGTATTATGCGATTTTCATCTTGAATTTAAAATTAAATCAGGAGTTGATGTTGCTGAATATGAAAAAACCAAAGGATCGCAATCGTTGTGGAAGTTTATAAATGATGCTGGAGTGGACTTTTGGGAAAACATGACTCCGATGAAAGACATGGAAGACCTTAAAAGTTTTGTATTTAAAAACTTTGTTCGAGTTGGAATTTTAAGCAGTTCAAGTAAGAAAAACGGAAGTATTTATGCAGATGAAGGAAAAAGATTGTGGCTTAAAAAATATAATTTTACATCGCAAATTGATGCTTCGGATATTATTATTGTTGGATCAGCGCAGGATAAACAGAAATATGCGGGGCCTGGAAAAATATTAGTTGACGACTACAAGAATAATATCGATTCTTGGAGAGCTAAAGGAGGAATAGGAATTCAGCATTTTGATGCTAATAGAACAATTGGTGATCTTGAACGCATTAACGCCGAAAGGATTATTAAAGAACTTTACAGATATGTTTGAACGATTATATCAATCCACTTTAAATCCTGTCATATGGCAGTCTGATGAAAACATCAAGCCTGAAATTTCTGCAAAGCTTTTAAAAATTGCTTCTGATTTTTATGCAGAAATAAAAATAAAGCCCGCTCTTAAAGATGTATTATTATTAGGAAGTTCCGCAAACTATAACTGGACGACTACAAGTGATATAGATATTCATTTAGTTATTGATATTAACGAACTGGGAGTTGATCAAAAAGAAGCGCAGAATTATTTAAACGCTTTAAAATCAAAGTGGAATTACGAACACGACATAACTATTAAAGGTTATAACGTCGAAGGTTATATTCAAGACATAAATCATAAAACACATGCGACTGGAATTTATTCTTTAATGAAAGGATATTGGATTGTTAAGCCGAAAAAACAAAAGGTGATAATAGATAAAGAAATGGTCAAGAGTAAATATAATGATTACGTTTATAAAATAAATAGATTTACAGAAGAACCTACCACAGTAGATAAGTTGAATACGCTGATTAATGACTTATATAAAATGAGGCAAACTGGATTAGATTCGTCTGGAGAAATGAGCGCAGAAAATGTTGTGTTTAAACTTTTAAGATCTAAAGGATATATAAAAAGAATAAGAGATTTAAAAAAAGATGTATACGATCATTCGGTGAGTATTTTTGAAAAAAATTAAGCGGTATAAACCCAGGCCGAGTGGCCACAATCCCAAATTCTATCATATCCGTTGTTTTTCATGTTTTCCCACTCACTAAGATTTTCTTCATACAAAGGCAACAATTTTTTCAATTTATGTTTCTGAAAGCTAATTCTTCCTAATAAAGTTTTATAATTATCTGATATATAAAAATAATTGGGAGAGGTGTTATGTGTAAAATTAAATTTTAATTTAAGATATACTTCGCCGGAAAAAAATCGACGATCGCTGTAAGTAATAATGTTTTTGGGATTGTATTTTTTTAAAAAGAAAGAAAACAACTTTTCCGCTCCACCCACAACGTTTGAATACAATTTGTTACAATAACGACTAAGTTCGTATTCGTAATTTTTATTATATCTACTTTTACAAAACGTCATTACCGACACCAACATATTGTTATGATACAAACCAATTTTAAAAAAAGACTTATCGTTTCCCTGAATATGATTTTCGTTTAAAAAATTTTTACATTCTTCTTTGTTAAGAATTTTTACAGTGCAGTTACGGGCATAAAATTTATTATCACATTTTTTAAATTTATTTTTTAAAATTGATTTCACTATTTCTTTTTTATCATTCCATTCATTTTCAAAAATCTGAACACACTCAACTTCTTTTCTTAGACATTTTTTGGTTTTTAACAAATGATATGTTTTATTTTTACCGCCAACCAATTCGCTGTGAGATTGCAAATCCACAAGTTCGACTACAATTTTTTTCGACGGAATATATAAATCTACTTCTTGAGGATATAGTATAGTTAGATCATCAACAATAATCGTTTCATCTTTTTCTAAAATATCTTTTAAAAACAAACACAATTCGTTTTGGTTTTTAAATAAAATATCTTTATCACATTTTTTACATAAAGGTTTACTTCCATCTATAAGTTTGTAAAAATCAAGAGAATCGCATCGGTTACATTTAAATTTGTATCTAATAATTTCAGAAGACATTCCCTGTAGATCATTTAAACTAAACAGAGGTGTAAAATTCTCAAATTCTGGCAAATTTTTAAATTTAATAAACATATTCGAGTGATGTTTATGCCTTAGCTCTTCTCTTTGGGAGGCATGTTCTACGCCATATTTTTTCAAACACGTTTGTTTTATTTTGTCCGAACAAGCTGAAGTTTTTCTATAGTTCACAACCCCATATCTGTCAAACATGGTTTTTTCCATTTGTTTAAGATTGTTATAATTTTCAGCACCGTATCTGTTTTTCAATGTTAACTTAACCTTTTCCCTGTGTCCATCCATATGACTTGGATGATCAACACCATATTTACTCAACATCGATTTTTTAAAATTTAATTTTGTAGCATCGGTCAACATAGGGTGTTCTACTCCATATTTTTCAATAAACGTTTCTTTTTGACTACATTTCATTTTTGCTATAACCGATGGAGATTTCTGTGAACAAGCTCGACTACAATAAACTTGATGTTGTTTTGAATATTTAATTAAAAAATTAACGCCACATGTTGGACATTGTTTTGTCACGTTAATCGGATTCTTTCTACGTCTACCCATAAAATATTACCTTTTAGTTCGAAAGCTGTAAATATAATTATTAAAGTAAAAATTAAAATCATTTTTTTTGTTTTTTTTATTATTTATACTCAACGATGAATATAACATCAAAACATCAAAATAAGGAATTTTAAATTATGGCAGACTTATTACAATCCAATGAAATCTTTTTCACAGCTTTCGAACCTAAAGTTCAAAATCGCTTTATCATGTATCTTGATGGAATTCCGTCCTTCCTAATCAAGAAAACAGATCGACCCAAAATTACCGCAGCTGTAAAAGAATTAAACCACATCAACATTCAAAGAAAATATCGTGGAAGGAGCAAATGGGACGATCTAACAGTAGAATTGTATGATCCAATTGTTCCGTCCGGCGCACAAGCAGTCATGGAATGGATTCGTTTACACCACGAATCAGTGACTGGTCGAGACGGATATAGTGATTTTTACAAAAAAGATGTCACAATTAACGTTCTAGGACCTGTTGGAGATAAAGTGGAAGAGTGGACTCTTAAAGGAGCATTTATCACAGGTACAACCAACTTCGGTACGCTTGATTGGAATAACGACGGCGAGCATATAGGAATCACCATAACTCTCAGTATGGATTACTGTATCCTCCAATTCTAAAAATTGTTTAAAGGATATCAAAGAAAGTTCGCCACTAAACCGGCGAACTTTTTTATTTTTTAATGGATTGAATTATATGTATTTCAAGTTAGAATGACAGGTGGAGACGCATGACAAAATTAAAAAGTACATATTATATAGTAAAAAATTGTGAAGTATGTAATAACGAATTTGAATCTTTAATAAAAAGAAAGCAAAGATTCTGTTGTGTTAAATGTAGTTCTCAAGCGACGGCGAATGACAAAAATCGTATTGATAAAATAAAGAGCACAAAATTAAAAAAATATGGATCCGAGACGTATGTTAATTCAGAAAAAGCAAAAAAAACGTGCTTAAAACGATACGGCGTAAATAATGCATCAAAATCATCGGAGGTCATCGATAAGATTAAAACTACAAATAAAAAGAATTTTGGGGTTGAGTGTTCTTTTCAATCAAACGTGGTAAAAGAAAAAATAAAAATTTCAAATTTAAAAAAATACGGAACGGAAAATCCATCACAATCTAAGATGGTCAAAGAAAAGGTAAAAAACACGGTTAGAGAAAAATACGGATGCGATAATGTTTTTAAATGTGAGTCAATTAAATCTAAAATTCACAACACCAATATAGAAAAATACGGAAATAAAATACCTGTAAATTCTGATATTATAAAATTAAAAATGGTTAAAAAAAATCGGTTGCGTCGATGGGAAAAGTTAAGATCCAATCCAAAAATAAACGAACATGTTTCTGTTTGTTTTGAAAACGAAGAGTATGTTACGACGGATAAATCAAATTTATATAAATTTAAATGTAATAAGTGTGAGGCAATTTTTGAAGATCACATAGACGGCGGACATATTCCCAGATGTTTGGTTTGCAATCCATACATTCGAGGAACATCGATTATGGAACAAGAAATATCCGATTATATCAAATCGTTGATGGGTGCCGAAGTGGAAATACAAAAAAAACAAAGAGGTATTATTTCGGGTGAACTTGATATATACATTCCGGCTAAAAACGTTGCAATAGAATTTGACGGAACATATTGGCACAGTGAGTTGGCAGGAAAAAAATCAAAAATGTATCATTTAAAAAAAACAGAAGAATGTCTTCAGAAGAACATTAGACTTATTCACATATTTGAGGATGAGTGGATTAAAAAAGAAAACGTGGTCAAAACTCGACTATCTCACATTTTAGGTAAAAATGCAAAAAATAAGATTTATGCTAGAGACTGTGAAATCCAAGAGATTAATTCAAAAGATTGCGATCAGTTTTTGGAAACACACCATCTTCAGGGAAAATGCAATTCATCGATACGGTTAGCTTTAATTTTTAAAGGAAACCTTGTATCGGTTATGACATTTGGAAAACTCAGAGTCATTCTAGGAAACAAACATAAAGAAGATGAATACGAAATGTATAGATATTGTTCAGAAAATCTGATAATAGGTGGAGCTAGTAAACTTATTAAATATTTTATAAAGACTTACAATCCTAAGAAAATAATATCATACGCGGATAGAAGGTGGAGTATTGGAGATATTTATAAAAAGTTAGGATTTTCTTTTGAATCAAACACGCCGCCTAATTATTTTTATATTAAATATGGTAATCCAGATAGATTACATAGATACGGGTTTGTTAAACACAATCTTGATAAAAAACTGAATAAATTTGATAAAAATTTAACCGAATGGCAAAATATGCAACTTAATAATTACGATAGAATTTGGGATTGTGGACACTCTAAGTGGATTTTTTCAAAATAATTTTTATTTTTATATATTTATTACTGAAACTATATGAATAAAAAAGTTAAATTAAAAGAATATGTGAGAAGTTATATAAGAATTATCTTGGAACAAAATGAACAAGATAAAGAAAACGAGACGTTTGATAAAGAAATAAAAGACTTAGAATTAAAACGTGACGAGTTTGATTTAAAGGCAAAATCTAAATCATTAGAAAAAGCAAAATATAATTTGAAGAAAGCACAAGAATCATTAAAATCTGCAAAAGATTCTGGAGAAAAAGATTTAACTGAAAAAGAACAGTCGGTAAAAAATGCAGAAGAAAAAGTTAAATCTGCAGAGGCCGCTGTTAAATCCGCATCAATCGTAAAAAAGTAAATTTTAAAAATACATTAAATATAAAAAGAAAAAAAAGTAATTGGTTACTATATATTAAAAACATAATGTTATATGGAAGAAGATACAATTAATATTACACGACCACAAAAAGAAACCTCGATCAACGTTCCTGATTCAGTCAGACTGGCAGCCAAATCAACTGCTAATAAACCAGTCGAGAAACCCAAGTATCCATCAGAAACGATTGGATTGCCTAGCGAGGGATATTTTTACAACTCAAATTCACCTTTAAGTAAAGGTGTTGTAGATATAAAATACATGACTGCAAAAGAAGAAGATATTTTAACGAGTCAAAATTTGATTAAAAAAGGAGTGGTGTTGGAAAAACTTTTGGAGAGTTTGATTGTTACCGATGGAGTTAAAACCGATGAATTATTAATTGGCGATAAAAATGCTCTATTTGTCGCATCAAGAAGATTGGCGTATGGCGATAGTTATGGACCACTTCAAGTTAAATGTCCTAAATGTGGAAAAGAAAACAACTGTTTGATAGATTTATCAAAAGTAAATAACAAAGAGTTTGAGTTTGAAAAGTATGAACGTGGAGTAAATTTATTTGAATTTGTTTTACCCGCGTCAAAAGTAACATTAAAATACAAGTTATTGACACATCGTGATGAAAGTTCAATCGAACAAGAATTGACTGCACTCAACAAAATCAACAAGTCAGGAGCTTCGGCTGAAATCACTACTCGTTTGAAAAAAATGATTGTCAGTGTGGACGGAAACGAAGATCGACAGATTATCAACAAGTTTGTTGATCAACAGTTGTTATCCAAGGATAGTTTAGCATTTAGAAGTTATGTTAAAGAAAATACACCTGATATCGACATGACGTTTGATTTTGAGTGTTCTGACTGTCAACACAACGAAAGGATGGGCATACCGTTGTCGGTATCCTTTTTTTGGCCTGACGCAGGAGTATAAAGTTTACTTACATCAACAAATTTTTCAGCTGGGTTATTACAGTCAAGGAGCTATAAATGTTGATATAGCTTATGATTTACCTGTTTATTTAAGAAATTTCTACTATAAACAACTCACCGAAATCAAAGAAAAAGAATCTAGCGAACATAATAAATCTACAAGTTCTTCTTCAAAACGTGTATCAAAACCATATTGATTTTATATTTATATTTATATAAATTATGGCCGTTGATTCAGTTAAATTAAATAATTTAAACGCAGAAATTGCAGATTCTAGCAAAGATGTTGAAGATTTAACAAAGAGTATAAATAAGTTAATATCTGACAGCAAAACTCTCACTTCTAGTACTCTACAAAACTCTAAAGATTTGGTTGAAATTTATAAGGGTATTTTAGAGAAAACAAAGAACATTTCCGACACAAACATACGAAGTAAACTCGCTGAAGACGCAATAAAAAATATAAACGCACAAAAACAAGAAATTTTAAATAAAGTTAATGAATTAAAACAACAAGGATTAATTTTAGATGACGAGGTTATTAAGAGAAAAAAATTTGAATTCCATCTAGAAAATCAATTAATTAAATTAAAAATAGAGGCTGTGAAGAAACAGTTGGCCTCCACGGCTGATTGGGATAAAGATAAGAAAAAATTTTTAGAAGAAGAAGTTAGAAAACTTGAATTAAAAAAAAGGTATAATGATGTAGAAAAAGATTTCCTCAAAGAGAGACAAAAAAAAGGAAATAAATATCAAGTTTTACTTTCCAGGCAACTTGCCAGTTTAAATGAAACTGAAGACAAATATGAGAATTTAACAAAGAAATCTTCAGAATGGGTAAAGCATACAAATAAAATTGCAGATCAGTTAAAGAAACTTGAACCTATTTACAAGCCACTTGGAAAACTTTTTGGAGAAACTGGCAAAGAATTAGGTGGAATGGTCAAAGAAATTGGGACTTTGATTGTACAAGGAAAAAAACTTGAGGCGTTATATAAAATTATTGGTTCGTATATAAGCATCGTGGTGGACAGATTTGTAGACCTGCAAAATACCGCAGAAAGTTTCAGAAAAGAGTCAGGATTAATGGTGAGTCAAACACGGCAGATTGATACAATCGTTAGAAACACAAATATTCAATATCAAGCATTTGGAGTATCATTAAAAGATGCGTATAACGCTGTTAAGGATTTGGCAGATGAATTTAAAACAATCGAGCTAGTGACTCAAGATCTTGTAGAAACCACGGTTTTATTGGCGACTAATTTTAATGTTGTTTCGACGGATGCGGCAGGATTTTTAGCAAACATGAAACGGATTTCAAACGTGAGTTCGGATACTGCTGGAAATTACGCAGCATATGCCATTGATTTATCCAAGGCGGCACAAGTACCTTTATCTAAAGTGATGGCAGATGTTAAAAATGCCACAAGTGATGTTTTGGGGTTGTTAAGAGGAAACTCTGCCGAATTGATAAAAGCGGCAACGCATGCTCGTAAATACGGAGTTGAAATCACCAATATTGCAACTGCAGCCAGAAAGATGTTAAATTTTTACGAATCGGTGAACGACGAAATGGAAGCATCAGTAATATTAGGTCAACAAATTTCTTTTCAAAAAGCAAGAGAATTGTCTTTTACTGGAGATTTAGTAGGATTTCAAGATGAAATACTTAATATAGTCGGAAAAATTCAAGATTTTGATAAAAGGAGTGTGCTTGAAAAAGAAGCTCTCGCTAGAGCATCAGGCATAGAATTAAAAGATTTGATGAAAATGGTGCATAATAAAAGAGAGATTGATAAACTTGGATCGACTGAAAAGGCAAGATATTATGAACTTTTAAAACTTAATAATCAACGAGTCGAATTAACAGGTAAAGAACTTTTGCAACAACAAGAGATGCAAAGTGCTATGACTAAATTAGAAAACGCTTTTAAAAGAATTAAGTTGGTTATAGCTGAATCGATTGGTCCCGCTTTAAATGATATAGCAAATTTGATTTCATTTCTCGCTGATAAAATGTCAGGAACTACTGATAAAACTAAACAGTTAAATGACGCTTCAAAAGAATTAGGATCGTCATGGTTAGCTTGGACAACTTTAATTTTAGGAACCATTGGTGGTATGATCATGGTTGGCGTAGCAATATTATCAATTAATAAGGCCATGATACTTTTAGGACAAGGTTCGATGACATCAATGAGACTGTTTTCTGTGGGACTGCGGTCTTTATCTCTAGGAATGGCGCAGTTAGCCAACCCGAAAGCCGCACTTGGCGCGGCCGTATTAACATTGGCGGTAATGGGTCTGGCGTTCGCATTTAAAATGGCTGCGGAAGGAGTCAAAACATTTGTTGAATCGTTGCAAATTTTAGCAAGTATGGGTATAGTGGATATAGCAAAAAGCATATCGGCTTTATCAGCGGCCTTGGTAGGCCTTACCACAGGATTTGCTGTTGCAACGATATTAGGTACAGCCGGCCTGGTCGGAATGATTCAGATAGTGTGGTTTTTAAATTCGTTATCAGAAATGTCAACAGGATTAGAAAAGGCGGCAAAGGCAATTGAAAAGCTTGCGAATAGTTTTATGGTTCTAAAAAACGTGGGTCCGATTCAGCCAATAATAACACCAAAATTTGTAAAGGGGTTAAATGGCGATTTAGAAAAAATTGCCGGTGCATCCGACATGATTCAAGCAGCTTCGACAACTAAAATTGCATCAACAACTGTAAATCCGCCGACACAACCTATAAATGCAAACGCCTCGCCGACGATGATGGTAAATTCGCCGACACAACCTATAAATGCAAACGCCTCATCGACGATGCTGGATACGGTTTCGACAACATCGGCGAAATCTGAAAATTTCGATGATATTAAATCTCTAACTCAATCGGTAGATAATTTATTGAAATATTTAAAATCAGGAAATGCAATGGCTAAAGTATATTTAGATTCAAGAGAGCTTAACCGAAATTTTGCGATGACAACACAGAATACACGAGTGGCTTAAAATCTTTGTATTTTTGATATTTATATTCATATGGCAAATCAAAATACAACAAATATAGTGCCGCCGACGGTTATAGTGCCTGGTGGTTATAGTAATTCGCCTTTGGTGGGTAAAATACAACAATTATATGATGCTAATAATAATAATTTGTATAAGAAACTATCTCCATATACCGAAAACAGTGGATTTTTTAGTTTTGGACCTAGACAGCCTTATGTTTATGTAAATCCAAATCAAGGAAGAAAAGGAATAAACGGTTTAAAAAGATTTGAAAGTCGAGCATTTCCATTTGCAAGCACATTGCAAGATACTAT